AATGATTATTAACAAATCTCCATGCGTATTAGATTTAAATACTTAAGTAGTCAAATTTGACCAACCTAAACATGGTACTTATTTTTGCCCAGGTATTAAAGAGCCACTTTTAACTTGCTCTGGTACCAATACCGTTGCTATCGCAGATAAGTTAACACCATCACTACAATTTGAATTGTGCATATGCAAATCTTATTTGTAAGATACAACTTATTACACACCCATATTACTCAGTTATGTACCATTAGAGCTATCAAATCCTATCCATTACTTGGCTTTATTTATGTAATTTTAAATTGTTGGATTATCTTTTAATTGGTTGTATGCAAACTTTAACACTTATGGTCCATATTGGGCGGCTAAGCCTGCAACTGTGCTAAAAATATTATCAGATAATATATCTGACAATGCTTCAGTATATGGAATAGGACCTTATCGTTACATATAAGTATTGACAATCTTATGTCCTATCATTTGTTCAGCCTTAGCTGGCCCTAAGGCATTAACATATTTAACTAATATTTATGATACATTGTGTGTCCAAGGATTAGGACCAGTATTCATGAGACTTGGTAGATTTTACTCAGTATATGTTTTCTTACCCAACCTAACCCCAGACTATTTCTTTTTCACATCATTAATGATTTACAAGTCTTTGGTTACGTTACCAGTAATACCTAGCTCTTATTTGAGAGCTTTGGATTATTTCTTTTTCTCTTTACGTCTATCATTCTTTTCTTTTAAATATTTTTCATGACTAGCTGTTCTAACTTTCTTTGTTTTTTATTGTTGTTCCATTACAGAGAACAAGGTGTTCCACATAACACACCATATTAAACATATTTTCACTAACAACTATCTAATCTACATCCTTGAACGAATGTTTCGCTTATTAAATCGCTGCAGTTATCGTTTGATTAATATATTTGGCGGAATGCTTCTACACCTAACGTAATGGGGTAGATTGATCCCGTGTATTAATGCTCCGCAAGTTCTAAGACCTAATCTATAATACTTGTCCTTTGTTTAGGCACAAGTTGTGGGATATTCAAAAGACTCAATATCTTAAGGTGCATTATATTCTAGGTCTGTATAGTTTAGTAACTACCGAACATGAGGTCTAATG